TATCAAATATTTAACAGAGCAGGAGAATAAATGTTAATTGTAGATAAACGCAAGGGCGATACGATGCCAGTTCATGAAGTAATACCTACGCCGAGTGTGGGGTTGAACAGAGCTTTGAACGGAGGTCTTAATTCTGGTGCTACTCATTTATTTTGGGGGACACCTTCTGTTGGTAAAACAACAATGTGTTTTAGGATTATTGCTGAGGCTCAAAAGATGGGATACCGGCCAGTTATTGTGGATTCAGAATCATCGTACAATGATGAATACGCAAAAAAATGCGGTATTAATATTGACGATGTAGTAATTGTTCAATCAACAGTTGTTGAAGACATTATGAAAAATATTATTGGATATCTTAGTGATGATAAAGAAAAACATATTTTCTTGTTTGATTCACTATCTAATATTGTTAAAGAAGAATTTTATGATAAGCCGGAAAGCGGTAAAGCAATGGGTTTATCTGCTCGCTCTCAAGGTTATTTCTTGCAGAAGTTAGTGAACTACCTACACAAAGAGCGTAACATTATGTTATTTGTTGCCCATCAAACAGTTGACTTGAGTGGTATGTATGCAATCACTAAAGCAAAGATGGGTAATACAGTTCACCACAATATGTCTAATATTGTTAAACTCTTTTTGTCCATGTCTAAAGGCGAGATGGAGAGAGAAGAAAATAATATGATCACAAGTCAAAAAGCAACATGGACTGTTGAAAAAACAAAACAATGCCCTACTATCGGTAGCACTGGTTACTATTATGTTTTGCCGCAGGAAGGTCAGATTGATACAAAACGAGAGCTAATTGATATTGCTATCGGGATGGATATTATTCAGCGTAAAGGTGCATGGTATACTTACAAAGAAAGTAAGTGGAATGGTCTTTCAAGTATTGAATTGTCAGCAAAAGAAATAGCCGAGCTGGAGAAAGCGATTCGGGCATAAGTGAAAAGAACTGAGAAAGAAGAAATCAAGAAGGACAAAGCCAAGGCGGTCAAAAACTCTGGTCGTGGTCTTAAAAAAGGCGATGCTTCTTTGAACAAATTCTTAGTTGACTACAAGCATAACGAAAAAAGTTTTACTCTAAATCTTATAAATTGGAAAAAGATGCGTAAAGATGCCTGGAATTCTAATTATAAATATCCATGCATTTCTGTAGTTTTAGGTAGCGATTCAGAATCTAAAGTTGCTATCATTGACTGGGAAGTATTTAGAGAGCTAGTGAAAGGCACTGAGTATGAGTAATACATTTGGTTCACTTTTTGCAGGAGTTGGTGGTTTTGATTTAGGCATGGAGAGTGCCGGTTGGAATTGCGAATGGCAAGTGGAGTGGGATAAACATTGTCAATCAGTATTGCGAAAGCATTGGCCAACTGTTCCTAAGTATTTTGATATTAGAGATGTTGATGGTTCTAAATTAACCCCAGTTGACTGTATTGTTTTTGGCAGCCCATGCCAAGATTTATCAGTAGCAGGTAAAGGTGGAGGTTTAGAAGGTTCAAGATCAGGGTTATTTCACGAAGCAATTAGAATTATCAAGGAGATGAGAGATGCAACTAGAAATGAATTTCCAAAATGGACAATCTGGGAAAATGTCCCAGGAGCCCTCAGCAGTAATAAAGGAAACGACTTCGCAAAAGTCATTGACGAAATGGCAAACATCGGGGCATTGGCGATTGAATGGCACATCTTGGATGCACAATGGTACGGAGTCGCCCAAAGAAGAAGGCGTATCTATATGCTTGCTTGCTACGATCCTAGAACCGTTGCAAGATGTCCCGAGCAAATATTACCTGTCCCCAAAGACAGCAAGGGGTATATTAAACAGAGCAGGAAAAAAGGGAAACGAGCTTCCGAAGCGGTTGCGTCAATCCTTGGAAAACCTAGCGTCTATGGTGAAACCGGACACGGAAAGTGGACAGAAGGCGGAGTAAGTATTCGGGCTACAGACTACAAGCGCCCTGAGGCAAATATTGTCGCAGAAGACCCAATATCTTTTCATGCAAAACAAGACCCAATTTCTTCTGAAAATGTTTCTCAAACATTGTATGGTCAAAACGGAATTGCAGTAGCAGTTCCTGGTCCAATCATTGTTGATGGCACAAGAACAAATGATATTCGTATTTACGAAGACCAAATCACCCCAACTTTAAAACACAGAATGGGGACAGGTGGTGGACAAGTACCTTTGGTGGGATTAGAAAATCCTGTATTGGCTTATGACGGATACAATAATGCCATAAGCGAAGATGTATACAGAACATTGAGAATTGGTATTGATTCAGCAGACCATATTGCTATTCCAATTCAAGGAACAATTATTGGTCGCTCAGATAAAGCCGGCCCGCAAGGCAAAGGATTTGGTAATGAAAATGACCCATCTTATACTCTTGATACGATTTCGCAGCATGGTGTAATGACTTCTGATTTACTTTTAAGAAAATTAACTCCGATGGAGTGCGAAAGATTAATGGGGTTTCCTGACAATCACACTAAGTATGATGATGAAGGTAAAATAATTGCAGATACAAATAGATACAAGATGTGCGGGAACGCAGTTGCATCACCTGTTGCTAAATGGATTGGAGAAATAATTAAAAATGTTTAAAGGAAAATATCGTTTTTTTTGTGATAAACTATCTCATTGGAGAGCTTTTGGTGTTAGTTACAACTGGGATGATGGATATTATTTTGGTATTTATATTTATAAATATCTTGTTGGAATCCAAAAACCATGCATTAAGCAAGCAGTTGTTAAGACAGAAGATTTAAGAAAGGATCTGTAATGGCAGATATTATTGTAAGTAAAGAAATGATTACATCAATGATGGGGGATAAAGCACAGGAGTTCCTAGAGTGCTTGCGTATTGTAGAAGATATTGTCCAAAACCCAGAACACTATGTTGGCATGCAAGCAATTAAATCAGCAAATCTTCTTGCTGGCTACAGAACACTAATGATTGTGAAATCACAAGTTTTTAAAAGAAAATCAGCCGTTATGGGCGATCAAGACAAGTTTGTTAATGATATATGGAAAACTATGTATGAAGCATTGGCAGAGAATATAAACACACTCAAATTAGCAGCAAAGGTAATTCAATGAAATCATTAAGACAACTTCAGACCCCTAAAAAAACTTTTGAAGAAACTCCGGTTCAACTTCGCAAAAGTATAGTTGAAGAAATTGATAATCACTTGTCATTAAGAAATGTTTCAAAATTCAAGCAGGTGCAGGGTTTTCACCCTAGTTATACCAATCAATGCGCTAGATACTGGTATTACCTGTTCAATGGAGTAGATGTAACAACATCGTTTTCTTCTCAGACTTATCGTATATTTGATAATGGTCATGCAGTCCATGATCGTCTTTATAGTTATTTTAGGGAAATGGGTGTGCTTGTCGCAGAAGAAATCCCAGTAAAATACGATTCTCCGCCAATTGAGGGCACAGCAGATGGTATTATAGATTGGGATGGAAATAAACTTATTGAACTAAAATCAATTAGTTCAGAAGGTTTTCATTACCGACAGCTGCATAACAAACCCAAAGACGAACATTACCGGCAAGCCCAAATTTACATGGAATGCTTAAACCTAGATTCTGGTTATGTTATTTATGAAAATAAAAACAACCAAGAAATCTTACCTATTTATATTGAAAAAGATTCTAAATTTATTGAAAAATTATTTAAGAAATATACCAGGATTTACCATGATTATGTAAATGGTGATATACCTGAACAGCCATACAAGAGAACATCAGCTAACTGTAATTCTTGCGATTTGGTTGAATTATGTTGGTCCAACAATGAAAAAGTACGAAAAGAAGATATGTTCTAATACAGAATGTGCAAAAAAATTTGAGGCAAAGGTTTATAATGCTATTTACTGTTCACAAGAATGTAGAAGAACAGTAACTAATAAAAATTTATTAAACAATTATTATGAGAAAAAAAGAAACAAACATAAAAAAAGAATTTGTGCTGTTAAAATTTGCACTACAGTTTTATCTTCTTATAATAAAGAAAACATTTGCGAATTATGTAAACAAAAAAGATTTGCAGAAAGATTAATTTCCTGGGGTTGGGAAGAATCTGACGCTAAAAGAAATTTATGAGCGTCAAAAAAATTGTGAATGCAATCAAAGTAAAAAGGGTTCTTTCAATGGACCCTTCATCAAACTCTCTAGCTTGGGTTATTTTTGATCATACTACTAATGGTATATCAATGGTTGCTTGCGGTAAAATTAACTTTAGAGAAACAAAAGAAATTTCTTTAAAGTTTAAAACTATAAACAAAGAGCTTAAAGAAATACACAAGCAGTATGGTGCGGAAATTGCAGTTATTGAACAATCAATATATGTTCAAAATTTTGAATCAAGCAGAATTATTTCTTATATCATAGGATACTCGTGGGGTGTGTTAAGTAGTTTTGGTGTTGAAATGATGGATATAAATCCTTTAATTTGGAAAAACAAAATTGGTTATAAAAATATAAGCGCAACTGATAAGAACAACATTGACAAAAACGGGGAAAAAGGCTCTTTGCAAGCTAAATTAAAGAAAGAAAGAAAGAGTAGAGTTCGTGAAATTGTTAAAACATATTTTACAAATCACCCAGATTCGCTTGAAGATGATGATATCATAGACGCAGCGGGTATCGGAGTCTGGTATTCGCTAAAACTTCAAAAGGATTATTCATGACATCTGAGCCGTATAAAGATAAAGCTTTTTTGTACGAAATGTATGTTAAAAGAAGGATGAATCTTACTGACATCTGTAAGCATTTAGAAAATAGTTTTAATATAAAAGTTACTCCACAAGCTGTTTATAACTGGGTTAAGAAATACGATCTTTTGAAATTCAGAGGAAAAGGTCGCAACTTATCCACCGGAGGCTCAACAAGAGCAAAGCCGCCTGCGTTAATTGCGGCAGAAAAAAGAAATAGAGAAATTAAAAAAAGAAATGCTCAACGAATTAGAAAGAAGGGCCCATGAGAAGAACAGTCAGTTTAAAAGATATCAATAGTTTTAGCAAGCTGGATATGATTTATAATCAAATCAGAATTATTGAAGCAAAACAAAATCAAACAGAATTCAAATGTCTTGGTTCTGGTGAATGCTGCCGAGTTGGTTTAGTAATCCATATGGGAGAATGTGCGAACATTGCATTCAAACTAAGGCAAGAATACTACTTGAAGCTTGAAGACAAAGGGCAGGAGTTTGCCGATAGCTGGATGAATGGAGTGGTTGAGGATTTGAAATTAGCCATGCATGATGAGACATGGCAAAACGGTGGGGAGACAGAAAGGCATTGTGCATTTTACAAAGGCGGTTGTACCGTTTATGGGTATCGGCCAATGGTGTGTCGTTCTTTTGGAACTATAACTCATGTTGATGATTTTTGTCCCAGAATTAGAAATTCAATGGGAAATATTGATTACTTTGCCGGTGATGGGGTAAAAAGAGTAATTCAACAATTTCAAGACTACCTGAAGGAATACTCTAGTGATAAAGATTCTGGGTATGACATGGTTGTGTATATGCCGTTAGGTGTCTTAAGTTTCCTACTGGAGAATAATGAATTGGTTGAATTACAAAAGACTACTCCTGCTCATTTCTGGCTGGCTGTTGATGGCTGGTTTAATTACAGAGTGCAATACACAAAATTGCATGGATATTCAGATGAAGTTTTACAGAAAGAAGCCGTTGCTGTTGGTTCAAGTATTAAATTTATTAAAAAAGAAGATCGTGTTGTGTGATAAACTATATTATAGGTAATTTATAAATTATGACCGATATAGAAAAATATGATGACCACCAAGAAAAAACATTAATTGATGTTTTAAAAGATGTTGAAGAAGTTGGCTTGCTGTATGTAAAGGGATACAACATGCACGAAATTGCTTCCTTGATGAGCAGCACTCCCGATAAGGTCAGAGATCAGATAGATGAATATAAAAAGATTCTAAACCGGCAAGCAGATGAAGACCCTTATTTTTTAGAGAAAATTCAATTCAATACGATTAAAGCGTTAAATGAGTTTGACCAGTTAAGCAAAGAAGCCTGGGAAACAGTAAATATCGCTACCGATCATGGCATGATCCCTGCAAGAATTCAAGCAATTAAATTGGCCGGTGAGATTGCGACCAAAAAAGCTCAATTGCATAAGCTTATGGGAGCTACACAATCAGATGGGCAATTTATTGCCAGAATGCAAAAGGCAGAAAATGTAAACCAAATTTTGTCCAGAATTCTAAGAGATGTTATTTCTAAATATCCAAATATTGCCGAAGAGGTCAGAAAAGAATTGCAAATTGCTTTTGACATTATGAATGAGGGATAACGAAATGAGTCCAGCAAAGTCTCTCATAAAGGTCGGTAATGAAATGAGTCCAGCATATGCTCTCATAAAGGTTCAAACAAAGCACTCAGAGATAGCCTCAGGCTTCTCCAAATCAATTCTAAGCACCTTAAACTATCATTTAGGTAATCTATGACAGATTATCTAAATTTAAATCTAGAGATTGATGATTTTGATAGATTATTGCGTTCAGATGATCTTATCGCAACTCCTGTGCCAATTCAAACATTTGTGCAAGAAAAAAGATATTTAGGTTTGCCCCCACTTTCACCTATTCAAGAAGAAATTGTAAAACATAATACTCAGATATTTAAAGAAAAAACATTAATAGCTTTAATGGGTCAAGAAGCCGGCTCAAAGTATTATCATGAATATACAGTTAATGAAGTAATATGTATGCTTGGTAAAGGTAGTGGTAAAGATCATTGTAGTCGTATATCTATGGCTTATATAGTTTATTTGCTGCATTGCTTAAGAGATCCTTTAAATTATTTTGGTAAAGCTCACGGTGTTTATATAGATTTGCTAAACCTTGCTGTAAACGCTCAACAAGCACAAAGAGTATTTTTTGAACCATTTAAAAACTTATTATTGAACTCTCCTTATTTTAATGAAGTTGGATTTGAACCAAGAGTATCAGAAGTATTTTTCTTTTCTAGGCCGGTGAGATGTTTTTCTGGTCATTCTGAAAGTGAAGGTTGGGAAGGTTATGAAGTATTGACTGTAGTTTTGGATGAAATTGCAGCATTTAAAACAGATGCGGAATTGAAAGGTGTAACTCGTTCTAAAGGTTCTGCATCTGCAATTTATAATATGAGTAAATTATCTGTTATGTCCCGGTTTCCAGAAGTTGGTAAGGTTATTCTTTTGTCATTCCCTAGATATAAGGGAGACTTTATTGAACAAAGATATTATGGGGCAAGGGAAAAGCAAGAACCAAAAACTTGGACAATTAAAGCAGCAACTTGGGAAGTTAATCCTACGATTAAAAGAGAGCAATTAGAATCAGAATATATTAGGAATCCAGTCGAGGCTGCTGCTCGTTTTGAATGTAATCCACCGAATATGGAAGATGCTTATTTTAGAGATCCGGATTTGGTAAGAAAAGCATTTATGCTTGAAGATAATCCAATGGATGAAGAAGGACAATTTTTAAATTGGTTTAATGGAACAGATAATCAAGTAAGGTTTATTCATGTGGACTTGGCTCTTAAAAGAGATAGAGCGGCGCTTAGCCTTGTTCATTGTTTAGGGTTTAGAGAAGTCAAAACACTAAATGGCGTAGAAAGTCTTCCAATTATTAAAGTAGATTTAGTTCACGCTTGGGAAGCAAGTATAAATCAAGAAATTAATTTTGCATCAATCCGGCAAATGATCGTAGAATTGTGTAGAAAATTTGAGGTTGCTAAAGTTACTTTTGACAGATGGCAATCTATTGAAATGATTCAAAGCCTTAGGTCATTAGGTATCAATGCTGATTTTCATAGCGTTAAGAAAACAGATTACGATACTTTAATGACTGCGATTTATGATGGCCGGTTGCGCGGCTATTGGGATGAGTTATTAGTTGAAGAAGAATTATTAAAATTAAGATTATTTTCTAATAATAGAATAGATCACCCAAATTCTGGGTCTAAAGATTTAGCTGACGCTGTAGCTGGCGCTGTGTTTGTATGTGTTGAAAATATGGCTGTAAATGCTGAAGTAAGTATTGAAATTCTCTCACCAGATAAATATTACGAAATGGATGAAGAAATGCCTGAATATGGCACTGTGCAGGTGTATAATAGTGATCTTGGACAATTTGTTCCGGGTTATAATAAAACAAAGGAAGATACTGAAAAATGGCTGGAT